AAGAGGACTAGCTCGACCTTTTGCAACGTCATAAACCGTGAACGCTTTGTTTGCAAGGGCTGCAATAGGGCCGACCGGAGGTGGCAAGAATTGCGCAAACTTCGCCAGAGGCTTGACGACCTTTTTAACAACCTTCTTGACGCTTTTAGCTAACTTCTTAAAGAACCCAAACTCTTCCAAACCGGTAATAGGGTTTAGGCTTGCGATACCGACGCCGACAACCATTCTCTCTGGGTCGATATCAAGCTCTCGGAATTTTTTTTCAATCAGCCCTTCAAATTCTTCGTCTTCAAACGCCTCGGGGGGGATTACGACTTCACCCGCTCGTAAATGAGCAAGATGAGTGTCTTCACCTCTACCAGCTTGCGCAAGTTCTTTGGCTGCTTGGGCCATCGGAGCTTCAGCCCCAATCTCGGCTGCTTCAGCGAGATGCAAATATTGATCACGCTCAGACGGATCTTCTGTCTGAGAAGCCTGTGCCAGCAACTCTTCAATTGAAGAGCGAATAGCCTCATCGGGATTTGCTTGACCCTCAGCCACGCCCTCAGCGGCCTGCATCATCATTTCTTCTCGGCTTACTTCGCCGCCTTCGGCCATACCCATAGGGGGCAGTTGAGGCTGAGCTGAGTAAATATCCAGCAATGTTTGGTCTATACTCATGGCGTACTCACCGTTAATTGGCCCACTGCACTGGTTACTTGAACCCCAGTGGGATACGTTTGATGCTGGTATAAATCTCTTAACTGATTACCGTCAAACGCCTGATGGATTGATGTCGTAGTATTAAATATTATCGCACCTGTTGCGAATTGTAACTTAGAAATTTGGTCAGCGTTATAGTGAGGCGATATCGTAATATCGACCGCACCAAGGTTAATTTCAAGAATCCGAACCAAGCGATTGTAAGTGTCACTTGTAACGGACTCGCCAATCGACGACGGAAGGCGCGTTTCAAGCAGCCTGCTCATCCACGTCTACCGCTCTGCTGTAGGTCAACTCTGGTCGAACCAAGCCGCCACTTATAGCCTTTCTGGTCGTTTACATCGTTATCATCATCGGATTCAAACCGAAAAACCACCTGTCGCGCCCTTGTTCGCAAGTTTGTAAACGTGCTGGTAGGCGTGACCTTCGTGGTTGAATCGGTGATCAATGACTGACCGGGAAAGTTTCTGCGCTTTACAACAATATTCATGGCAGGGTTATTGCTAACGCCTGTATCGGTCACGAATGCCATGTCTGGGATCATTTTCTTCATGAAAACGTCATATTCACCCGCAGAGATGTCGATATCTGCTGATTCGATATAAACGCCAGACATAGGCTCAAGCCCGTCATCGTAGCCAGTCTCATGGTTGTACAATAGATTCTGACCAGAAGTCTGAGCTGCAGCAATCGGCAAGTCTTCAATACCTGCATCAAGCCAACCGTATCGAGTCATACTGCCGATAGCCCAAGTCTGCTCAAGGTAGTTATAAGTGACATACCGGCTAATCTCGCCAGTCCCGTCCTCGATTGATGGGTAAAAGAACCAGATCTCGTTATACCGAGAATTAATGCTCATAAAGGATTTGAACGCTTGGTTCAGGTCGATATCGTTGAAGACGTATTCTTGAACTGTGCAAGGCAGTCGTTGCACAGAGCCGTTGTAAAAGTTGAATCCTGTCTTGGAAGCAAAAAACACGCCGCTTGGAGAGTTTGCCGCAGCATTTGGTGACAGTAAGCCAGCGCCTTCGTTCACCAAGTTAACGGCAAAGGTAAGGGGTGGGCCAATAAAGGTCATCGAATAAAGTGATGTATCGGTCCATATCAGTATTTCTTGCCGAGACTTTAAGCCGCCCACAATAAAAGAACCTGAAGATAACCGAACGTCACCCGCGCTGTTTGTTGTAGTTGGCTCAAAATCAAGCTCATCCTCGGCTGACGAGAATGCAACAAGCATAGGGTCAATCGCGCCCGTTCTTGCTCCGCCAGAGACAGGATCAGCACCCAAAACCACGAGATGACGGTCTGTCTCCGACGTAATAACCTGCAACCCAACAGTCGGAACCTGCCTAGCGCCTGATCGACCTGCCAAGCTCACAGCTCTAACGGATACGCCTGAATTTTCAATCCATTCGTAAATACCAGCGCCGCGAGGGTTGATGATCAGGTTCTCGCCGAAATTATCGTGCGTCCAGATTCTTAACTGGTTAACCGCCGAGATTGTTGAAGCAGAACCCCAGCCGCCAGCACCCCATGTTCCAACACCCCAGCCGCTGCTGTTAACGTAAGTGTCGAGGCCAACATTAATTTGATAAGTGCCAACGGTGCTCGAACCGCCGTTTCCAGTATCCGAAGAGTTTGCAACAACCGTGTCGCCGCTAGTGTCTTTTGCGACTATCTGGTAAGCGTCTGCGGTTGTGACAAGTAGTATTTGATATTCTTGGTTCAAGACGATATCGGTAATAACACCGCCTAAAGTCGTCGCGCCGCTAAATGTGACAAAGTCGTTTGTTACAGCGCCATGCCCTGTGTCTGAAATCGTTATTATTGATGAGCCGTCGGTCGCTGCAAATGTAACGTCGCCTGCGGAAGTCGTCGATCTAATAGGGGTAACGTCGTTGTAGGAGTCGCCCTCCTCGATGTAATATTTCCAAGTGGTGCCAATTCCTAAGAATTTGGTTCCGCCAAGAGAAATCCAAGAATGAAGTGCGCGACAGATTCCGAGAAAGTATTGACCGCCAAGCTGCGCCCAGCCGCCAATTTTCTCGACCCTACCTTTGCGGAATCGTATCAGGTTGCCATCGACCCAGCCGCCTTTAGCGCTGTAGTCGGTAGCCTCCTTGTTGATTCCGGGCTGAAAATCTATTTCTTGTAAAGGCATTCGCCATTACGCCAATCTGATAATAGCGCCAGTCGCAGTTGGTGCCGGGAAAACCACCGTAAAATCACCTGCGGTACTGGTTTTATCGCCGCCGAAATCAATGGCTGCAACGGCTTTATCACCTTGCGTGTCGTTATATAGTAGTGCTCCACGCGCCGTAATTGTTGCCGTGGAGTACGTCAAATCGTTAAAATCACACACGGCCACCGCGCCTGTAGCGAAAGGCGTTACGTTTGTTAACGCAGATCCGCCAGCGGGGTAGTTCGTCCCAGAAGCCTCACCTGTGGTGACATAAACCGTAGTTCCTGCCCCAAGAGTCGCGCTAGAAGTGTAAAGTGCTAACTTAAATGAGTTAGCGCCGTTGGTAAAATTATGAGTCCCAACAAGCAACTGTTGCTTAAAACTTGTACAAATTGCAGATGTGATAGCCATTGTCACAGCTCCTTGATAATGTTCGCCATTGCCTCGTGACCTTGCTGGCGAAGCTTATTTGAAAGGGTCACTCGGTCTGATTTTATTGAGTTTTTCATCCCTAGCAATATTACTTGATAAACCTGACTTCTGAAAGCCTCCGCTTGCTGCCGAACATGAGGCGCTGCAGTCTCGCTAATCCCCACAATTTTGTTAGTGACTTGCTCGGCCCAAAATTCAGGGTCATGCCCCTTGTTCTGGGTAGTAGCAACCATGACGTTTCCTAGCTGGAAACCAATATCGTCTTTCATCATCCCTTGTATGGCTCCGGTGCTTTAGGGAGTTCAATGGTTTCAAGATTATGCTTTTTCACCATTTCGCTCATCATAGAGCGTGGAAACACATGCCACTCTCCATCTTGCGGCATTGCAACCAATGGATCGTCAAGTCGATGGTAGCCATACAATCGCTCAGTCACACCAACATTGCTATCAAGCAATGACGATCTTGGGGATGCGCCAATCCCGATACCGTTCTCAAGACACTTACTGATCCAAAATTCTACGCAAGCTCTGCCAGCTTCAGCGAAGTGAATGTTATGCGCGTAGCTAAAATCCAAGCCAAATAGATCTATATGACCGACCCGATTCCAATACGCAAAACCCATTGCATACGCAACAGTAGTATTAAAGTAAGCGCACTTAGCGTCTGTCATGACTTCAGCAAGTGGAAACTCAACCACAGCAGGAACTCGATCATCAAGCTCACAAGAATAAATAGGTTTGTCAAAAGTGGGTAATAAACGGCGCATTACGTCCGTCTGGTTTCCAGCATCTTCGGTATCTAAATACCGGCTTACTGGGTCCATCATGAAAACTCGATCACAAGCAAAAACCGATAAGGCGCTGTTGATAACCCAGACCTCATCCCATTGCTTGCTATTTTCCATGCCGATTACATAGTCAATCTGGCTTGCGCCCAAACCAATCAATGCAACTTTTTTTCCTTTTAAACTTTCAATCTTCTCCATCAACTCACCCCTGTCCGTAATAGGTCATAACGATATTCATCTCGCGTATCACGACCTTCGGACAGGTTTTTCATTCTTCCGATTGCTGCCATGAAACGCTGTTCCATGTTGGCAATCACATCAGGAGTTTCTTTCAAGAAGATGGCAGCTTCGGCCAACGTGCCATACAGCAAAGCATCTGGGTAATCAGTGCTGAGCAGTGTGGTTCCGCTATCTGCGCCAGAAGTAAGAGAAGCCGGTTCATGCAGATAATGCAGCTCTACGCTGTAATTTGCATCAGGAACCGGCGACAGCTCAAATGCTGCATCGTCAAAATTACTGTAATACTTTGGGCGACCTCTGCTAGAGACTGAGGGGTCATATTCCTTCAAGAACGACGGATGCTTCAATAGCAAATAATAGTACGTCCCATTGTCAATGACCGCCAGCGAAAACGGTGAGTAAAAATCAGATGGCGTTGCCAAGAACCGATTGTTCTGCGAAGTCGTCGCTGTCACATTCTTACGCTGCTCAGATAGCTGAACAAGCTTAAAGATTCGAGTCTCTGCCTCCTGAATAAACGTGTTTAGGTTATCGTTGAAAGTCGTTTCATCAACTTGCAAATAGTCCTGAACGGCGGTCTTCAAAGTCGCTAAAGTAAAACTCATGATGTGGTTACCTCCACAGTTCCAACATTACAGGATATTGCAAATGTTTGCAATTGTGTGCCGAGAATACCATCGCCGGAATTGGTGTAGACCGTAAAGAAATTATTATCGGTTGGCTGATC